TTGTTCTATCGACTGACCTAGCAGACAAGCCGAGACAATAGAACTTATTTCCGTAGGAGGAAATTATGGCAAATTCGACTTTTAGTGGACCAGTTCGGTCAGAAAATGGTTTTAAAACCATTGATGTAGCAACATCAACAGGAGCCATCACTGATGGTTTAGTAATTAACGCAGACGGTAATATCTTTACTGATGATGGTGGACATATTCAATACGCAGCAGCAACAGGATATGGCCCAGCCGATTTTATCGTAGGTAAAGGCGGAAGCCAATACGGTACAGTTGACCCGTTTACTTCAGGACTTACTCAGTTATTTCCATTAGGCAGTAGATTGCTTTACGGTAATACTGTTTATGCTTATGGTAGATTAGCAGCAGTAGCCGTTACAGCAGGTAAATGTGTAACTCACGCTGCTAAAATAACGCATCACTTTGATTTAACTCCAACTGCAGGCGTAGCCGCAGGTGAAACAGCAATCTCAGTAGAAACTGCTGGTACAGATATAACGCTAAATCAATATGCAAATGGTTATCTATATGTCAATGATGCCGCTGGTGAAGGTCAGATGCTTAGAATTAAATCTAACCCAGCACATGATCATTCAGCAGACCCATCAATAGTCATTACTTGTTATGATGATTTAGCCACAGCTATAACAACATCTTCAAGAATAACTTTAATTCCTGATCCGCGCAGTGCGCAAATTGTTCAAGCCGCTACCACTACAGGTGCTACACTAGGTGTAACTGTTGTCGATATGGCAGCGAGTGCTTATGGTTGGTTTGCAGTATCAGGTCCACAAGCTGTATTAACTTCAGGTACATTAGTTGTGGGTAACCACGCCGTTCCTTTAGGTGCAGCAGGAGCAGTAGGGCCAGCAGCAGGAGATGTAATACAAGTGATTGGTACAGTTATGATTGTTAATGTAACGACTGACTACTCACTAATTAACCTTACAGGTATTATTTAAGGGGTAACTTATGGCTAGATCAGATGTAAAAGCGGTCACTATAACCGCAGACACAGTAGCCTTAGATGCAGATGGAATATCAGTAGCAGCGAGTGTCGGAAATAACGCAGCACTTACTATAGGTGGTGCGTTAGCTTCTGGCGGTGCTGTTGCACTCAGTCATGGGAGGGTAGTTACTATCCTCTCGGCTGGGAATGATGCCGCTAAATCGTTTACTGTTACGGGAACTGATGTCAATGGGGATGCTCAAACAGAGTCCATTACAGGTGCTAATGCAGGTACTGCTACTGGTACTAAATATTTTAAAACTATATCTGGTATTTCAGCAGTAGGTAATCCAGCAGGTAATGTTTCAGCAGGAGTTAATGGTTCAGCCGCAGATGTTATATTTGCAGGTAGAAGTAGACTTAAAGGCATTTATCTAACCAGTACAGCAACTGCAGGTACTGTTGATTTCTTAAACACTTCTCCTTCAGGAACAAGTATTATGGGATTAAGTTCTGTTGGTGATGCTGATGCAACAAGAGATGTAGTCATACCAGAAGAGGGAGTAATATTTACTGATGGTATTTATATTCAGTACACTGTATCAACTTTTCTTACAATGACTGTATTTCATGCCTAATGGCAACGTGGCAAGGTAAAACAGTAACACTTAATAAGCCTAGAGCTATTCCACAAGGTAATGGTGGTTTTGGTAAAAAACGTAAAGAAGTTTATGTTATGTGTCCTAGTAGTGATGGCGGTAAAGTAAAAAGAATTACTTTTGGCGATAAAAAAATGGGTATGCACAAAAATAGTGCTGCCAGAAAAAAAAGCTATTGTGCTAGAAGTGGCGGTATTAAAAGCGATAGATGTAGTGCTAACTACTGGGCGCGTAAGGACTGGGACTGTTAAATGGCTGCAAAAGAAAAAAGCGGAGGTAAAATTTGTCCAAAAGGTAAAGCTTGGGCAGAAAGAACTTTCGATACATATCCCAGCGCATATGCAAATATGGCAGCATCTAAATATTGTAAAGATCCAAACTATGCTAAAAACTCTAAAAGAACTAACAAAGCTAAAGGCGGTCTTGTTTCTATAAGAGGTCAAGGTAGAGTAATGAAGTCAAGGCTTAGATAATGGGTCAGCTTAAACAATGGAGAGATCAAAACTGGGTTAGAATAGGCTCTGATGGTTCCATAAAAGGTGCTTGTGGTACAAGTAAGAACAAAAAAAATCCAGATCGTTGTTTGCCAGCATCAAAAGCAAATAGTCTTTCTAAAGAAGAACGTGCTTCTACTGCACGTAGAAAAAAAAGAGAAGGCGCAAAAGGTAAAACAGTTGTTGCAAATACAAAAGCAGCTAAAGTATCTGTAAATTCTGGTGGTGAAATAAGAAAGCAAAATAGAGTAAAAATGAAAAATGGTGGCTTTATTGCAAAAGGTTGCGGTAAAGTAATGGATAATAGAAGAAAAGTAACTACAATTTCTTGAGGAAAAGATATGTATAAAAAAACTAAAGGCTATGCTAATGGAGGTTCTGTAAAAGGAACTAAATACATGGCTAAAGGTGGCGCTGCTAAAGGCACTAAATATATGGCAAAAGGCGGTGCTATGAAAGGCACTAAATATATGGCAAAAGGTGGTAAAGTTTAATTTTAAGCTTTTATGTCGTATTTAATTTCTAATATACCGCAGTTTAAATGCTGGGTAAGAAAAGAATTTACAGCAAATCATAGTAAATATCATGGTGAATATTTACATGCTTTAGTTATAGCTGTAAATACTATGCCAGACAGGTCTTTATCTTTTCAGATAGTTTTTACTGGTTGTGAGATAGACAGTATGGAAGATGCGCCAAATGTTCATGGTGGCGCTATGTGGGCAAGAATGCCTATCCAAGCTTTAGTAGCTGATATTCCTTTAAAAGACTGGCCTTCCCCTATGGAAGATCATTTAGCTCAACCGTGGGATTGTTTAAGTCATCATCATTCTGTTGTTGTTATTGATAGAGTAAGTTCATCCCCCTGGTTATGTAAAATAGGTGGAGAATTTCATACAGGCAAATATTTATTTACTGTAGACTATACTGATAATTCAATAGCAGATGATCCTGCTCAACATAAGCAGTCACATGTGTTATATTTAACAGACGCTGGTGAATACACTGGTAGTTTTGTAGCTTTACCCAATAATAGAGTAAGAGCTACAAATCCTGCTTTATGGCGTGTAGGTGAGGGCGCACCAGACTTTATGCCCTCTCAATGGACGCATTCAGCAGAACAACATGAAAGCTATATGGATCCAAATATAACATTTAATAATCTATACGCTCCAGAGGAAGAAGAAGAGGAAGACTAACATGGCATTATCAAATAGCACAGATTTTGAACCTAATGTAACTGAGTTTGTGGAAGAAGCTTACGAGCGGTGTGGTCTTGAATTGCGTACAGGTTATGACTTAAAGACAGCAAAAAGATCAATTAATCTTATGTTAGCTGAATGGGCTAATAGAGGATTAAATCAATGGACTATACAACAAGGAACACAAACAGTAACTCAAGGCACTGCTTCTTATCCTTTAGATGCCAATGTAATTGATATATTAGATATGGTGGTAAGACGTACTCTTAATAGTACAGTTACTGATATTAATATTGGTAGAGTAAGTCGATCTGAATATACTAATATACCTGTTAAAGCATCAGAAGGAAGACCTTCTCAGTATTTTTTTGATAAATTAACAACACCAGTTATAAAAGTTTGGCCTACACCAGAAAACTCTACAGATATATTGGTGTTTAATAAATTGGTAAGAATGGATGATGCAGATACTGCTATTAACACAATGGACATGCCATTTCGTTTTTATCCTTGTTTTACGGCTGGTTTAGCTTATTACCTTTCAGTAAAAAGAGCGCCAGAAAAAACTCAACTATTAAAACAAATATACGAAGAAGAGTTTCAACGTGCTGCCGATCAAGACGAAGATAGAGCTTCTTTTAGGATAAAACCTTCAATGAGAAGTAGCTATTAATGGGTTACGCTGCTGGAAAATATGCACTTGGTTTATGTGATCGTTGTGGATTTCAATATAAACTTAATGAGTTAAAAGAAGAATGGAACAAATTAAAAACTTGTCCTGAATGTTTTGAGCCTAAAGCACCTCAATTAGAATCACCTCCAGTAGTAAGAGATCCAGAAGCTTTATACAATCCAAGACCAAACAATGATAAGGAATCTGGCGAAGGTTTTGTTGTTGTAGTTGATGCAAACGTATTTAGTGACACCAGCAATAATTTCTTAGCTATGAATCCTGCTACACTTGGCACTAATTTTAAACTTGATAAAATGACAACATCAATAGGAACGGTTACAATCACAACATGACTTATACTGAATTATATGCGTTGATTCAAAGTTTCACTGATAACGATGAAACAACTTTCAATACGACTATTCCTGATTTTGTAAAAAATTCAGAAGATCGTATATTTAATCTTGTTCAAGAAGATTACTTTAGAAAAAACCAACAGGGTACTTTATCAGTAGGTAATCGTTTTTTAACTTGCCCTACAGATTTTATTTTAAGTTTTTCTTTAGCAGTAATTGATGGAACAACAAATGATTACAAGTTTTTAGAAAAGAAGCACCCTAGTTTTATGCAGGAATACACTCCTGACATAGATGATACCAGTCTAAGAGGACTGCCTTTGTACTACGCAGATTTCGATAAATCTTACAGCACTTCAGGAAGTTCTGGAACTACTATCGTTGTCGCGCCATTACCCGATTCTGCTTACACAGTAGAGTTGCATTATCTCTATCGACCAAACAGTTTAGTAACTACTACAACTGGGACTTGGTTATCTCAAAATGCTAGAGATGCTTTACTATATGGCTCATTGGTTGAGGCTTATACCTTTATGAAGGGTGAACCAGATTTACTCGCTACTTACGAGACTAGATTTCAAGAAAACATAGCTAGATTGAAAAATAGAGCAGAAGCTAGAGGCAGACGCGATGAATATCGTTATGACTCACTTCGCTCACAAGTAAGTTAAAACATAAAGGAGAAAGTATGAAACCTATCAAGAAACTTGAAGGTAAAACTGTGGCTATAGTAGGCATGGGCAAAAGTTGGTTTGATTATAATCTTGCAAAATCACATAGTGATACTTTTGATGAAGTATGGGCTATAAATGCAGTAGCAAGCGTAATATTTCATGATCGTGTTTTTATGTTAGATCCCGCTTCAAGGTTTTTAGAAACTGATGATGCAGGTGGTCAAACAAATAGTATGTTAAAACTTTTAAAAGAACATCAAGGTCCAATTTATACGTGTGAATTAGATAAAAGATGTCCAGGATTAATAGAATATCCTATTAAAGAAGTTATACAATATGCTAACTGTTACTATTTAAACAATACCGCAGCTTACGCAATAGCATTTGCTTTGTGGAATAAAGTAGGTTCTATTCAATTATTTGGCTTAGATTTTAACTATAAAGGTAATTTATATTTTGCAGAAGCAGGCAGAGCTTGTTGTGAGTTTTGGTTAGCTAAATGTATGGAAGCAGGAATCCAAGTAGAAATAGCACATTCTTCTTCTTTACTTGACACAGCCGTACCTCCTGAAGAAAAATTATATGGATACCATCGACTTGATGATCCAATGTTAATTGGGTTAAGTGAAGAGAATATTTTAACGCCAATCAAAAGAAGTCAACTTGTTCAAGAAGAAAAAAAGATTGAACCTAAACTTTTTGGACGAAACGATAAAAGTGCAATGACAAAAACTGAACCAGTGGAGCCTAAAAAATGGTAATTAAAATTACACCTGATGGAATTCCAGAATTAGGCATGGTTGAAATAGCTACAAGTAATTTTGGTGGCCATCACCCTGAATTTTGGGCAAATCAATTAACCAATAAAATATGTGCGTATTCAGAAGATAATGAAGACCATATAAAAGAACAAGCTAGGGCGTATAAAAATTTAATTAATCAAGTCTGTTTGATTTATATTAAAAATGCTATAAAATCTTATAAGGCAAGTCTCATACAAGAGTTATTAAAAGCTGGCGATGAAGATTTAGCTGATATTATTAAGAGGATATAAGTATGGCAATTACAAGTACACTAACAACAAGCTTTAAAGTTGAGTTGTTGACTGGTACACATAATTTTACCAACAGTTCTGGCAATAGTTTTAAATTAGCTTTATATACAAGTTCAGCCACTTTAGGCGCAACTACTACAGCTTTTACAACAACTGGACAGGCAAGCGGTACAAATTATTCATCGGGTGGAAGCGCATTAACAAACGTAACACCGTCCGCTACAGGAACTACAGCAGTGACTGATTTTGCAGACCTTACATTTGGTACAGCTACAATTACTGCTAGAGGTTGTATGATTTATAACGATACCAATAGTGATAAATCAGTAGCAACTATTGATTTTGGTGGCGATAAAACTTCTACAGCAGGTGATTTTACAGTCGTTTTTCCCGCAAAAGCAGCAGGAACAGCTATAATTCGTATAGCTTAAATAATTAAATGTCCGATCAACAATTAAACGGTTGGGGACGAGCAACAGGGTGGGGAACCCTAGCTTTTGGTGAAGGCACAGTTCCTGTAAGCCCATCTGCACCAGCCGCTGCTAACGCAACTGGCGCACCTACTGCTGGTGTAAATGCGCAAGCCATAGCAGTATGTCCAAGTGCAGTAGGTACATTAGGTTCTGTATCTGTTCTTGTTGATGGCGAGGCAAACGTCTATCCATCAGGAGTAGCAAGCACTTCTGCTATAGGTACAGCAACCACAGTATCAAATAACAACATATCTGTATCTGGATATGCTATAACTAGTACGTTAGGCACTGTAACTGTTGATGCTGAAGCAGACGTTACTTTAGATACTTTAGATGGCTTAACAGGTGATGTAGGAATATTAGTAGCCTGGAGTATGATTAATGAAGATCAAACATCTGGATTTGAAGATATAACTGAAACGCAAACGCCAGATTGGACAGATGTTGCAGCCTAAAAAATTGAGTATATAATGAATGTACTTAGAATAAACTATATAGAATTTTTAGTGGAGACAATAAATGGCATCGACATACGTAAATGATCTTAGACTCAACGAGATGGCCACTGGTGATGCCAGTGGAACGTGGGGTACTACAACCAATACCAACCTAGAACTAATTGCAGAAGGTCTTAGTTACGGAACTGAGGGCATAACAACTAACGCAGATACACACACTTCTACCGTAGCGGATGGAGCTACTGATCCAGTTAGATCAATGTATGTTGAATATACAGGCACACTAGATTCAGCCTGTACTATTACCATTGCACCTAACACACTTAGTAGAATGCACTTTATCGA